ATGGATCGAGGAGTTGGCCGAGCGCCAGGGAGCGATCTGGGCGCGTGTGGTCTGGACGGCGAAGGGCGGGGAGATGGTGCGCACCCGCGAGTACCGCTACCTGTCGCCCGCCTTCGCGCACACCCGCGACGACTGGCGCGTGCTGTACATCGCTTCGGCGGCCCTGGTGAACAAGCCCGCCTTTCCGCAGCTCGCACTGAGCGCCCAACACCACGAGGACACGATGACCCCCGAGCAACGCAAGGCGCTGTGCGCCGCGCTGGGCCTGCCCGAAACCGCCACCGACGCGGACATCGTCGCGACGGCGGAGAAGCGCAAGACCGAGCTGGCCACGGCCGCCGAGCAGGCCAAGACCCCGCCGCTGGACAAGTTCGTGCCCCGCGGGGACTACGACGCGGCGCTGGGCAAGGCCACGGCGGCGGAGACCAAGCTGGCCGAGCAAGCCCAGGCCGAGCAGGCCAAGGCCATCGACGCGGAGATCTCCGCGGCGGTCAGCGCGAAGAAGATCACGCCGGCGACGGCGGACTACTACCGCGCCATGTGCGCGCAGGCGGGTGGGCTGGAGCAATTCAAGAAGTTCATCGCGGCCGCGCCCGTGCTGGCGCCCGACCAGGTGATCCAGGGCGATCCGGCGAAGAAGGGGGCCGCCGCGCTCACCGCCGACCAGCTCGCGATCTGCAAGACGATGGGCATGGACACCGAGGCATTCGCCCAGGCGCGCGCGGAATAGCCGCGCCGGCACGGCGGCCTCGCCGACGGTCACCGCTGACCACCACGAACCGAGAGACAGGCCACGATGGGAGCACTCGCGACAGACCGCGTGACGCCACGCCGCGCGAACGAGGATTTCAGCTTTCCGGTCGCCGCCGGTGCGGTGATCTACGCCGGGGCGCTGGTGGCCCTGAGCGCCACGGGCTATGCCACGCCGGGCGCGGTCGCGGCGACGCTGCAGGCGGTGGGCGTGGCCCAGGAGGCCGTGGACAACGCCGGCGGGCAGGACGGCGACAAGACCGTCAAGGTTCGCAACGGCGCGTTCCTCTTCGCCAACTCGGCCGCCGGCGACCTGATCGCTCTCACCGAGATCGGGGAGACCTGCTACATCGTCGACGACCAGACCGTGGCCAAGACGGACAACGGCGGGGCGCGCAGCCCCGCGGGGATGGTCGTTGACGTGGATGCGGACGGCGTGTGGGTGTTCGTGGGCTACGGCCCGGTGAGCAGCCCGGCGGGCGCGCTGCTGGCCGCCAACGACCTGTCCGATGTGGCCGACGCTGCCACGGCGCGGGCCAACCTGGCCGCGAACAAGATCGCGCTGCAGCTCGTGGTGGATGACCTGCTGGCGGCCGGCGCCAAGGTCTACCGCGTGGTCTCGCCGGTCGCGGGCCTCATCAAGAAAATCTACTCGGTGATCGACGGCGCGCTGGCCGGCGCGGACGCATCGCTCACCGGCAAGATCGGCGCGACACCCATCACCAACGGCGCGATCACCATCGCCCAGGCCGGGTCGGCCGCCGGCGACGTGGACGTGGCCACGCCCACCGCCGCCAACGTGGTGGCCATCGGCGACGTGATCTCGGTCACCGTGGGCGGCGGCAACACCGACGCGGATGCCAACGCCGAAGTGACGGTCTACATCGAGACGTAAGCCTAGGCCGGCGCAGGCGGGCCGGCCCAACCCAGACTCCACCCGGAGCCCCGGCAATGAAGACGTTCCTGAAGCTCGCAATCGGCCTGCTGGCCACCTGCCTTGCCATCGCCGCCGTCGTCGCCTGGGCCGGCCTGTCGCCGGGCTATCCGGTGCCTCCCACGGGGCCGCTGCTGAACGCGCCGCTGCACCTGCCGGAGCTGGTGCTGGGCGGGCTGATCGTCAACCAGGCCAACCTCGCGGACCTGTTCACGGCGTTCAAGACGCAGTTCAAGGAGGGCTTCGCGGCCTTCCAGAAGGAGTCGCTGCAGGCGCGCCTGGCGACGCGGGTGCCGTCCAGCACCCGGGAGAACCACTACGCCTGGCTGGGCCAATGGCCGGAACTGCGGGAGTGGATCGGAGACCGGCACTTGAAGGGCCTGGCGGCACACGACTACCGGATCGCCAACCGCAAGTTCGAGAGCACGGTGGAGATTCCGCGCGACGACATCGAGGACGACACCTACGGCGTGTACTCTCCGGTCGTCAACGGCATGGGCTTCGCCGCCTCGCAGCACCCGGACAAGCTGATCTTCGAGCTGCTCGCCGCCGGCTTCGTCGAGCTGGGCTACGACGGCCAGGCGTTCTTCGACACCGACCATCCGGTGGGAGCCGGCGTGGTGAGCAACACGGGCGGTGGCGGGGGCACGGCGTGGTACCTGCTGGACACCGGCAAGCCGCTCAAGCCGCTGATCTACCAGGTGCGCCGGGAATATGACCTGAAGGCGATGACCGACCGGGGCGACGAGGCGGTGTTCATGCGCGACTCCTACCGCTACGGCGTGGACGCGCGGGTGAACGTCGGCTTCGGCTTCTGGCAGCAGGCGTACGCCTCCAAGCAGACGCTCGACGCGGCGGCTTACGCCGCGGCGCGCGCGGCCATGATGAGCGTGAAGAGCGACGAGGGACGCCCGCTGGGCATCATGCCGCGCCTGCTGATCGTGCCGCCCGCGCTGGAGGCCGCCGGGCTGGAAATCCTCAACGCCGAGCGCGATGCGGCCGGCGCGACCAACGTCTGGCGGGGCACGGCGGAGCTGCTCGTGGTGCCGTGGCTGGCGTAGCCGGCTGAACCCCAGGGGTGGGTAGCCCTAGGCTGAACGCCCGGCGGGTCCAAGCCGCCGGGCGTCTCTTTCACTGACGAGGGACGCATGATCCGCATCACCGCCAAGCAACGCCGGGGCTTCTACCGCTGCGGCGTGTTCCATCCGTCCCGGCCCACGGACCACCCCGACGGCCGCTTTACGAAGGATGAGCTGAAGCGCCTGCGCGGCGAGCCGCACCTGACGGTGGAGCTGCTGGACGGCGAGCCGGCCCAGACGGACTCCGAGCGGGCGGGCAAGGCGCTCAGCGGGGCGCTGGCGGACGACCTGGCCGCCGAGCGCGAGCGCCTGGCCGACCTGGAGCGCAGCCTGGCCGCCCGCAAGGACGCGCTGGATGCGGCGGACACGGCCATGACCGCGCGCCAGAAGGCCATCGACGAGCTGCTGGCCAACGAGACGTTCCGAGCCATCGCCCTGCGCTACGGCGTGCGGCGCGTGATCGAGAGTGCCGCCGCGGCGGACTTCACCAAGAACCACGCGCCCACCACCGAGGCCATCAGCCGCGAGGCGCTGGGCCTGCCCTGCTCCGCACAGGAGCGCGACGCGCTGGTCGCGGAGCTGTCCCCGCCCAAGTAGGGCGGCGCACTGGATGCAACGGCCGCCGGCCGGGGCGCTCACCCACCCGGCAGGCATACGGCCAGCATGGGCGGGCATCGCGGGTGCGGCGGGCCCGCTTAACTCTTAGGCGCCAGGCATGTACGCCACCCAGCAGGATATGATCGACGCCTACGGCTCCGACGCCGTCACGCTCGCGGCCGACCGCGACGGCGACGGCCAGGCCGACCCGGGCGTGGTGGACGAGGCGCTCCTGTTCGCAACGGAGTTCATCAACTCGTACCTCGGCGCCAAGTACACACTGCCGCTGGCGACCGTGCCGGCCGTGCTGCCGCCCGTCTGCGTGGACATCGCCCTGTACCGTCTCAGCCAGCGCCCGGGCGCCATGACCGAGGAGGTCAAGGACCGCTACGAGAAGGCGGTCTCCTGGCTGGACCGGGTCGCGCGCGGAATCGTGAGCCTGGGCGTCGATCCCTCGCCGCCCTCGCAGGGCGGCGGCGGGGTGCAGATCAGCAGCGGCCCGCGCAGGTTCACCCGCGACTCGCTCAAGGGGGTGTAGCCGTGGCCGGCACGCACCTGCAAGTCGACACCCGCGGCATCGAGCGCCTGGCGCGGCGCATCGAGCGCCTGGCGCGCAAACGCGCATCCGGCGATTCCCTCTTGCACGCCATCGGCTTCGAGGTCGAGAACCAGACCCGCCGGCGCATCGCCGACGAGAAGGTAGCACCCGACGGCACGCCCTGGCCGGACTTGTCGCCGCGCTACGCGCAGACCCGCCACGCCGGGCACAGCCTGCTGCAGGGCGAGGGCGACCTGCTGGACTCGATCCAGTACCAGGTGAGCGGCGACCAGGTGGAGGTGGGCTCCAACCTGGTCTATGCGGCCATCCACCAGTTCGGCGGGGCCGAGGTGGGCCTGCCCATCCCGGAACGGCCCTACCTGGGCCTCAGCTCCGAGAACGAGGCCGACCTGCTGGCTGTGGTGGACGACTACCTCGACCAGGTGCTGACGTGATCTCACCCCTTGCGGGTCCCCCTGAGGGGGATAGATGAGCCTCAGCACCTACCGCGCGGCCGTGGTGGCCGGGATCGAGGCCGCCGTGCCGGCATTCCGCTCGGTGGAGCCCCACGGCGGGCGCTTCGACCTGGACGAGCTGAAGCGCTTTGGCGCGGCTGCGCCGGCGGCGCGCGTGGCGCTGCTGGGCGTGAGCCCGGCGCAGGAGCTGGCCAGCGGCGCGATGCGGGCCACGGTGCGCGCCGGCGTGTTCGTGCTTACCAGGGACGCGCCCGCCCTGCCGCGCGACGTGGCAGCACTGGTACTGGTGGACGGCGTGCTGCAGGCGGTGCGCGGCAACCTGTGGGGCCTGGACACGACCGAGCGCCCGCAGGCCATGCGCGCCGACAACCTGTTCGGCACGCGCCTGGCGCAGACGGGCATCGACCTGTGGGCGGTGAGCTGGGAGCAACGAGTACACCTGGGCGGGCTGGACGCCGAGACGCTGGACCTGCTGGAGACGATCCAGC